TCTTGGTATAGACTCTGGAAAAAACCTCTCTAAAACGATTTCTGAGGGCTTCCACGCTTTCACCGATTCTCTTGAGGGCTGCCTGCGCTTCAGCGACCTGGGAGTTGACCTTATCGCAAACTACTTGCTGCTCGCTGACGGCCTTTCCTGCTTCCATTTCTTTTTGCATCAAGGTTCTCAGCTCTTCCTGATGTTTCGTTTCCCTGGCTGATTTAAGCGCCACAATCTTTGCCTTAATCGTTGCCAGTTCTTCCTGCGCTTTGACCTTTTGGTCCATGGCGGACTTGGACATCTTTTCCTGCCGCAGCGCTTCAATCCTTTCGGGAATCGTCTTGACATCAATCCTAGCGTCGTCAAGACTCGCAAGATTAATATCGACCAGTCCCTTACGACATTCGTCGATGCGGGGACCGATTTCATCTTTCTTTTGGTTTGTTTCCCTGATGGCAGCCCTGACACCTTTTTTCGTGGTTTCAAGGTCACGGCCTGCTGCCAGATTAAGGACCTCCTCCAGGTCCGCATTGTCCTTGACGATTTCTTCGTCGGTTACGGCGCCGCAGAGCTGCATCAGAAGCTGGCGACGCTCCTGCCAACTGAGGCGTTCGTTAAAATAAAGCGGATCCGTGATGAGTTTAAAAATCTTTTCATCAATGAGGCCGTTAATTGCCTTGGCATATTCGCCAGCGCTGATCGGTGTAGCGGCTCCGACTGGACCATAGGCATATTCAGTCGTATTGCCCACCATCACTGCTTCAGCGGCGCCCCGCTGCTTGCGCCATTTTTCCTTGTATGTCCTCGTCAGCTCAATCTGCCGTCCATCGTGCTCAATCACGGCCGTGACCTTGTGATCGATACGGGGGATGACCTCACCATTCTCGTCCAAGGTCTTGATTCCAAAGTCCTTTTCATCATGGCTGTTCTTGCCGAAAAGGAGCCAAGTAAAAGCATCAAAAAGGGTTGATTTTCCGCATCCATTGCTGCCGTAGACATCGACATTTTGGCCGGTGGCATCGAGGGTAAAGGCCTTGATGCCCTTGAAATTTTCGAGAGTCAAGCTAATCAGGTTCATTGTTCGTCCTCCTTTGGGATCAGCGCTTCTCGGGTAACAAGGTCGCAGATATGCTCCTTGACTGCCTTAGAATAAGCTGGCATGATTTCGTCTTCAAAAAATCGCGCTTCAGCAACAAGGTGCTGCCAGGCTAACTCCACATATTCCTTCCTCATTTTTCCTCCTCATCCGGCAGCTCCTCAGCATCGATGATCCGATAGAGCCAGTAGACATACTCAGGAGTCTCCTCTTCGTTAATTTCTGCCAAACGCAGAGCAGTACAAAGGTTTGTCAGTGTTACATTTTTAAAAAGTTGGAACATAAACGCGCGGAATTTCTTTGGTCTTTTCATTTCTGTCATCTCCCATGGTATAATGGGGTGAACCTTGTCCAAAGTGTTCACCCGAGGTCTTTGCGTTGCAGCGCAGAGGCCTCATTCTTTTTTTAGCTTTTCAATCATTTTGGTAAGCCGCCTCGTCGCGGACCTGAGCTTTGTGAGCTGGCTGATTAGCTCCAGCCTTGCTTTTTCTCGCTTTGCCGCTCTTTGCTTGCGTCGCTTTTCTGCACGCCGCTGATTACGTTCGATCTTTCGCTTGATTTTGCAGTCGTTGCAATAAATGCGTCCGCGCGGAATCTCTGCTCCGCACTGCTTGCAATGCCTAGCTGGCTTCGACGGGATGGCAAATTGTGGCGGGTCATCAACGAGTTTCAGCGACTTGGCCACGGCAATCGGCTTTCGATGCCAGATGGTGATGGCGTCAATCGGCTCCTTGGCGGGCGTGGAGAACCATCTTTTGAACTCTAGCCCATGAAAATAGCTGATAGCAGCTCTATTTTGGGGGTCCTTTTCAAGGGCCTTGAGGTGGTCCAAGGCAATGATCCTAGCCGTGAGGACCAGCTCCTGCCACTCATTCCAGGGCATTTCCATCTTTGACCTTCTTAGCTACAATCGCCCGCAGCCGCTGCAAGCACTCGATAGCTTTTTCGATGTCTTGGAGCCCGTTTTTCTTTGGATAGCGGTAAAGATACTTAATAGCGCATCCAAGCCAGTAGGCTTCGGCCCCTTCAGCCCCTCTCGTCATCTCTGCTACGATGTCAGCCGCCTCCATGCCTCCGCGCCAACTATAATGGCTTGGATGGTGGACGGGGTCATGCGTGGTGGCCTTTTTCGTTCTAAAAAATGCCTTCAATTCCTTGATGTCGCCAGGTTCTGCTTTCTGAACGAAATCATTTTTAAAGAGCAGGGCAAATGGCCCATTGAAATCAGGGCATTCCTTGCTAAATTTGATTTGGATGGAATCCTTTGTGGTCCCGGCCCATCCAATGACCCCTTTTTTGCCAAACAATGACCAAATCATAAGCTTTCCTCCTTCATCATCCGATATCGCTCCATGAGGTCTTCAGCCGAAATCCAATCGCTAACCGCTTCCAAACAAAGGTCTCTTGTCATCATCTGATTGATAGCATCCAGAACAACCTCAGAAACGCTCAAATCATCAGGTCTGACGATATAGCCTATCTTGACTGCATTCTCAACAATCTGACACAGTCCAGACTCAAGGATGTAAGTCGGGATGGCCATAATTTTCTTGTGATCTACCCTCAGCGCGTAAACCTTTCCGATTTTATCGAGGGGCCCAAATTTGTACTCAACCTTGGCAATGGCTTCTTCAAGGGTCTTCCCTTCGCCGATTGGAAAAGAGGTCTTTCCATCGCAGATTTTCCACATTTTCATCACCTCCTTAAAGTGGTATGCGCATCAAAAGCACGAGGCAAACACCTAAAATGAGTAAAAACCACAGTGATTCTTGCAACGATTTCACCTCATTTTTCTAAAATCTTGAGTAAAATCTCTTAAAATTTCACTATTTTTTCGGATCAGCGTCCTAATTTCTTAACTCTGACCTTAATTTTCTGCCCTGGCTGCAATGCCCCTGGCTCTTTGATTCCGTTGTCCTCGCGGACCCTCTCAATGATGGTCTGGATATCCTCGTAGCCACCATATCTCTCGCACAGACTCCACAAGCTGTCGCCGCTGTATACGACGTGTTCAAAGGTGAGGTAGTCAGTAGGCTCCGGCCTTGTCACGTCTCCCCAAATGGCTCCCGCTGTGAGCAGGACCGCAGTGATAAGTGCCGTGGCAATGATGGCGACTTTCCTTCTTATTCTCATTGTTTACCCTCCCTTTAGTCCATCTAAGATTGTCGAGGCCGCTCCTCGGAGTAGCGCTTCCAGCGCCTTAATCCTGGCGTCCTTACGGTCCAACTCCCTCTGCAGCTCTTTCATGCGCTGCGGCGTGTAAAAGTAAGTATTGACGCCTACAATGTCCATCACATCCTTGGCAGCAAAGCGGACGCCTGGGAGCTTGGTAAGCTGTGGCAGTGTGCCACGGTCCCTAAGGTTGTAGATGGTGGAGAGCGAGACGTTAAGGACCTCAGCGGCCTCTTGAGCGGTCATGACCTGCGGGACAAGCCTAGGTGTCGGTGGATCCGCGCCGCGGATAAATTCTTCTTTCATTTGGCACCTCCTTTACTTGATTTATTTTCAAGTAGCATTTCAAAAAAAAGCGATCTCACTTAAGGAGACTCCGAAATGTTCGCTTAGCGCAGCAACTTTGCTTATTGCAACGTTCGACAAGTCTTTCTCCCAGGCATTGTAAGTTGTCGTTGAAACGCCAACAGCCTTGGCAACATCGGCCTGCGTTTCTTTTTTTCTTGCCCTCAATTCCTTTATTGTATATTTCATTTTTATTTTCACCTCCTTTCGCAACTGTATCCATCTTACTTGAATATGTTTCAAGTGTCAATAGCGAACTTTATTTTTTTTCAAGTTCATTCCCATTATTTTCAATATAGCTTGAAAATAAATCAAATCCGTGGTATTCTAAAAGCGTATAGACATATTGGATGCGACCGGGTTTAATGAGGTGTGATGCAAATGATTGCGAAAAATTTAAAATATTTGAGATTGAAGAATGGATTCTCCCAAGAATTTATTGCGGACTATACGGGCAAAAAGTCATTTACAACGGTGCAGAAATGGGAATCAGGTGTATCAGAGCCATCTATAGAAATTGCAAGCAAATTATCTGAGTTGTATCACATCTCGCTTGATGAGCTATATTATTCTGACTTGGAAGAAAATGAAGGGAAACCGAAAAAGTCGGAACGTCTGGGTGTGAAGATTCCTGTACTTGGAAGAATTGCAGCAGGAATCCCGCTTGAGGCGGTTGAAGATATCCTTGATTACGAAGAAATCTCTCCAGAACTTGCTTCAACGGGTGAATTTTTTGCGCTAACAATCCACGGCGCATCCATGGAGCCAAGGATGGTAGAAGGCGATGTTGTCATCGTTAAAAAGCAAGACGATGTTGAAAGCGGTGAGATTGCCATAGTCCTCATTAATGGAGATGACGCAACTGTTAAACGAGTAAAAAAGCAAGCGGGCGGAATCACTTTAATTGCCACGAATACCAGCGTGTATGAACCACATTATTACTCCAACGAGGAAATCCTATCATTACCAATTAGGATCCTAGGAAAAGTTGTCGAGCTACGAGCGAAATTTTAGGGCGCAGGAAAGGAAGGAAACATGAAGAAAAAAGTCTTTGCATTGAGTTTTGTGGCTGCATTATCAATTTTCGGAACTGCACTAGCTAATTGTCTATGGATTGATGAAAAATCTAAAGACTATACAGCAGACGCTGCTATTAACGAAATCAATAACTCTATTACCACGCAAGCAATGGTGGAAACGAGTGATTATTTGTTATCTGCCCGTCCTGTTCTGGTCAATCGCACTGCCAGTGGCGATTTAACAATTTTTGGGCCTGGGTTTGTCCCCTATTCTAAACCTGAATCTTATCTCAAACACAATGCAACGGGCTATATTATCCGCACCAGGGGTAAATCTTTTATGAGCAAGCAATACATCTA